TTCGTTTAATGTAAAGTCTGCCTTAAGTGCTTCATAAATTTCATCTTCATTTACAGAATACTCAAGTGGATTATCACCTTTGCTTGGTTGAATAGATTTCTTTTGTCTAGAAATGGAATTAGCGGTCTTTTTAGAAAAATCATCTAAATCAAGTTCATCATTAGCAGGAGTTGGTTGAAATTCTGCTGCTGCATCTAGTCTATGTGGTTCATCATCGCATCCGCAATTATCGTCACATCCACAGCCACTGTCCATTGGTGTAATTTCAACAGTTTTGCCTGCAAGTGTTAACATTCTCATTAATTCTTCTGGATGCTCAGTACTCACGTTTGTTGTAGTAACGGCTTTTCCGTTATTATCAGTCACGGTTAAGTTATAATGTTTGCTCATTCTTCATCTCCTGATATAACAGATTCGCTTGATTTTTCATCTGTGTCCATTTGATCTGATGCGTCATCCTGTTTTGGTTTTACACTCAATTCATTCTCAACAGTTACTTCATCTCTTTTACTAAGAGATTTTAGAAAATTATCAATAAATCCTCTGCCATAATTTTCACCATTATCTGATTTGTCATCATACTCAGAATCTAGAAGTGCTTTCTTATCGTCTGCATCTTCTTCTTTTTCTTTTTCTTGTGGATCCCAACCTTCAGGATGCACAGCAATATGTAACATATTCATTTCTAGTAGATCAGATAACTGGACTCTCAAAATATCAGCAGATATTGGATATCCAGTTTTAATTTCTATCTTAGAAACTTTTGTATTTGATATATCTTCAGAGAAGAATAGTGGATTTTTTGTAATAGGTGTAGTGGATGTACGTGATATAGAAATCAAATCATACTTGCCTAAAAATCTTTCAATACGATTTTCATCATCTTCATTCAATTCGGCAGCGAATCGCAAGGTCAAACTACATTCTTTTGTAGATTCTGTTAAATATTCTTTAAAACTTTTCATTGGTCTCTCCAATTTATATTCTTATTTATCATCATTAGACGAATCGTTAACACTTGATATTCTTCTTAGTAACTCATTTCGATCAATTACTATTGATCCTGACCCATCAATTTCAGTTGTAGTACTCTTAGATTCCTGCTTATCTATCTGATGCTCTAGTTTTGCCTTTTGCATTTGCAAATTAATCATTTTCAATTTTCTGTCTACTTTACTGTCTTTTGCTTCCATTGCAGTCTTTAGCATAGAATTTGCAGTTTCCATAATTTTTGCACCAGCATGTACTTCAACATTCATGCCTAATTGAAATAACTCTTCAAACGCACTGAGTGCTTTTGTATGAATTTCATCCATCTCTCTATCATGTTGATTTAGGTCTTGGACCATTGGAAGGGCAGCATCAATCTTATCAGTTGTATCAATCGCCGAATTCAACATAGCAGTTAATTCATTTGATTGTTCGATCTTTGTTACTGATTCTTCTACCTCAGTAATATCCTCTTCAACTTTGGATGTTAAATTAAATGTTTCTTCTAACTTCTTAGTCATTATAATATCCTATTTGTTTTTTCTAGGCTTGCGCACTTTTGGCTTTTTTGTGTTTTGATATATATCTCCCTCATTTAATACCCTAAACTTCATACCTCTTTTTTTAGCCCACACAGACGCTGCTTCCCACTTTGCATAATTAACAGCAACTTGTGCTTGATCACCTCTGCCTTTTGCAAACTCAAGTTTAGTTTGTGATGAGGGTTTTATTTCAATAAGTTCAGCATGTTTTTTGCCACCAGCATCTATATAGGTAATAACAAAATCAGGAACATATCCAGTCAACTTTCCAGTTAATGGATTCTGGTATGATATTCGTACTGGTTCACTTGCCCAAGCAACAATGTTTGGATTATCATCGCAGAATGCCATGAATGTATATTCCCAACTACTTCGATATGTAGGCGATTTTCCACCTGCATACTTCTGTGCATTTTTTACAATGTATCTACCTTGATGAAATTTGCTCATTTAATAATAGCTCTTGCAACATATTTATTTGGTGTTTTTTCTGACATTTTGCCAGTTACATAACCATATCGCAAGGCATTATTAATGACGAATGAACCCAAATCATTCAATTTGAAATCTATTGATACTTGATCAATAAGAAATGATGGGTTTACACCAAATTGTTTAGAAGTACTAAGTATTTCTCTTGCATATATACTAGCACGTTCTACTGAAAATCCTTTTTTAACAAGTTTTGCTACAAGAATGTCAATATTCATCTGACACCTCCTGTTTGATTTCTAAGTTTTTCTATATTTGCTTGATCAAGATCAATTTGTGAGGTACTAGTAGCACTCACCGGATCAGTGCCTAATAGGGCTTTACCGTTTTTATAATCTCTTAACTGTTGTCCAGTCGGAGATGCATTGCCCATACTAATTGATACTTCGATGGCGGTAACTTGATTTCTTGACATTGGTTGTCCAGGTATGTAAACTTCACCTCCAATATTTGTAGTTTTAGATTGTGTTGTAGTAGTACCTAACCCAACAATCTCTGATGCGTGTGCGAGACTATTATTAAAATCATTTCCACCAACTGCATACTTTGTTTTGCCACTTCGTGTGATAAGATTATTTAAATGTTTATTTACCACGCCAACATTTAATGGTTTTCCATTATAAAAGAATAAATTACTATCAGGTTGATTAGTTATTTTCAATGGTTTTCCATTCATATAATCAGAAATAAGTTCACTTGTTATTAAATCTTTTATATCATTTGTGCCACTATTTGTTTTTAGTGCTGATGCAGGCATAGGTAATGCTTTTGAAATCTCGTCCTTGAATTTTTCTAGTGCTTCTGCTTTTTCGGCAACTGTAGCATCTGGATTAGACTCCAGAAACTTCAATGCTGTATTAAGACGATTAAGTCTGGCTAACTGTGCATTTGCAGTTTCGTCGTCAGAAACACCAAATATTTCTCTTTGATCTCTACCACGTGGATCATTTGCATCTATTTTTCCATTAGCCAATGTCGTGATCGTCATGTCTTGATCTTTGTTTACACCGTCAGATACGGTTTGTTTGCTGATACGTTCTAAACTCGCTGATGGATCCATTTCTTCCAAAAGATATTGTAATCCCGCTCTCATCCATTTTGGAATAGTAACATTATTATTTGGTACACCAAATATAACATTTTCAGGCTGGAATGTTAAATCAACAGTTCTAGGTGAACTATCTGAATAATCACTCCCGCTAAATGTTATACTTGTTATCAGAGGATTTATAATTTCTATTTTTTGTATAGAACCAGATGGTGACGAACCAGTTGGAATAAAGTTTCCGAAAAAATGATATATTACAATTTTTCTAAAACTTTTTATATAACTAGTATCTGGATTATCAGTGAACTTTCTTCCAGAATTGATATCACTGATAGCACTTTCTAAATTTCCATTATCAGTTTGCAAATCAGCATTTTTAAAGAATTTACTATACATATTGTTTGCGGCAGTAAAACCACTTCCATCAACCTTATCATATAGACTTACCGATACTTCAGTAAAGTTAGCATACACTGGAATATGTACTCGTTTGCCATATCTATCAACTGATACAACATCAGATGAAATTGTTATAGGGGAAACTGTCTTTGCAAATGATGAAATATCATTCGCTGAGGATCCAGAATCAGCATTAATGAATTCAATAAACCACATATCTCCCATTTTAGGAGCACTAGTGACTGGTGAACCATGTTCACCAGCAAGACCATATTTGCTAGTAGCTTGATTACTGCTAGCTAATATGGTCTTCTGCGTGAGGGCTGTATGATTAAGCTCTTCTGCCATTTAATTTATTACCTACTGGATATTATCAAATTAGTTAATATTATTACTAATATCACGTGCTGTTATTGATGGGAATAAATTGTCGCCTTGTGTGCCATCATATAATATAGCATTATCATATTGCATTTCTAGTGTGATTGTAACGGCATCTGATACAGCATAATCAGTTTGTGCATAGTCTGCATTGGTCAAGAAACAACCTTCTAGTTCCCACGTTTCGATAGGATCACCTGAATTGCCGTCTAATGTTTCAATTTTCGTAACAAACTTATAATTTGCGCCAGCTTGTGGTCCAGCTTGATTTCTATGATCTAATTGTGTTTGTAATTGTTTACCAACTAACTGGGTTAGTGAGTTTCCTACATCATCACGTAATGTAATTGATACTGGTGCCCATGTGTGTTTACCCATCATATAAGTACGTGAGTTATATGAATCGATTGGAATAGATTCGTGTGTAACAGTAGGTCGCTTAACGTTCATTACCTGTCTTGTGAAATCTGCAGACTGTGTGCCGAGACCACCAAAGTTGGTAACAGATACTCTAAAACGATAATTTAGTTTTGGTTGTAGAATACCGGTGCCAGTTGATGCACCAGAATCTGTTGGAACACCGAATGTGTTTAATGTTCTAGCCATGTTATTATCTCCTATGGTAGGGTTTGTTTATACAAGTATTTATCAGTATTTATTAAAATTAAAGTTGTAGTTAATAAAACCCGACATTTCTGCCGGGTTTTAAAAATTAGATTCTAAATATTACTAATATTATAGTTCTTCACCTGTGTTGCGAATGCGCAATGGAATGTAAATAAACTCAACAGATTTGACTGGCTGAATTGCGATATCTACCCATAGTTCATTTCTATCAATGCGACCTGGTGTGTTATTTGATTCGTCACATACTACTAGGAAGTCATATAAACCTCGAGTACTAACTAGACCACCACAGAAACGCTCAACTGCACTAAGCATGTTATCACGTGTTATCTTGTCATTCTGTTCGAATAAGAAGCCACGGGATAGTTGATCTAAACTATAACGCATATGGTTAACCAATCTTGCGACATTCACACGATCAAGTGCAGATGCAAAAGACTGGCGAGTTTTTTGACCATATACAACTAATCCTGTACCAGGCATATCTGCGATTGGGTTCAGGCGATTTGCATACATAACATCTCTTTGTCCTTCTGTCAACCTAACACGAACAAATTCATTTTCATCATCTACGTATCCAACTTGTGATGCATTGCTGACAACACCGCGTGATAAACCTGCTGGAGCAAACCAAGGGAAAGATACCTGGTCTGAGAAAGCAATAGTACGTAGTGCAATTGCAGATGCTGGCATGACAACTTCATTACCTGACAAGTCAGTAGTTAGACCATGTGGATAGTATACTGCTGAATATGAATCTACTGATGTCATATCATCTGCATACGCTTTGATATCTGTTGCAGTACCTTTCAATCGTAATGGTGTATCACCAACAACGAATGCTATCTCTTTTTTGTCTTTGTTAAGAGAAACCATTTCATCCATCATCTCAGGATATCCAGGTGCACCAATTAAGTTAAAGTAGACTGCTTCTGAACGAATACCTTCATTTGAAGCAAGTGCTGCACTCATTGCTTCTGTAACCAGATGACGCTGTGCTGATGCTCCAAATTTTCCTGAGCCATCAGTGTTCACACCAGATGCCCATTCCCATTTACCATCAACATATTGCTTTACGTTATATGTTGTATAGTCCATATTAATCATAAGAATAGTTTCTGGAACTAATTCAGGATTTGGCGTTCTGTCATGTACATCACGATTTGCTTCATTTCCTAATGTATCATATGGCGCATCTGCTGAATAATGTCCAAATATCAAACCGTTTGTTGATGATTGATCTGAATTATCTAATTTTACCCATGTATTACCATTCCAGCGATATAAATTTGGATAATTCGCCGCATCGGTGTCTACCCAGATATCACCGTCTACAAGTGAAGATGTTCCATCCTTACGTGCAGTTGGTTTCATTGAACGTAGTTGTAATTCATTTGAGTAAATGCCTGTCTGGTCTTCAGACCATGCATATTTTACCCACTGCTGTTCACCATTTACATATTCAGCACGTAGTAATTCCATTTTAAGATCCGCATTATACCAATAAGTACCAGGCGCAACTTCACCATTTGGTGTAGTATTACTTGCTTCGAATGAAAGATCCGACCATGCAGTTGCCGTAAAGGTAGGAGAAGATGTAAATCCAAGATCATTCGCTCCATCAGTGAAAGTTACTGTTACTGTTCTTCCATCTGTTTTTGTAATTCTGATTTTATCTGAACCAATTTTCTCAACACTGATATTATTATTATTTAAATCCGAATTTGATTGCATTGTAGTAACTACAGTATCAATAGATGCGGTTGAGAATGAAAAAGATGCAATCATATCTCTTGAACCAACAGTAAATGTAGAAGTAATTGACGTTGTATCTACAATTCCGATTTCACTTTGTATACTTGTAGTCTGTGCGCCAGTATGTCTGCGAAGTTGTACATAACCAAGACTATCATCACGCATTGCATATACATCACCAGCAACAACAAGAGCATTACTACTTGCTTCATCATCTGACGCATATACTGCAACTTGTTGTGCACGGAATCCACCTGAAATCGAATCGAATATAGATAGATTTATATTTAAGCCACCCCCCTGGCGTGTTAATCTTACATATACATCACCTGCAACAGCATTAGTTGGTGCAAAGTTTGCAAATGAGAAGTTAGGTGAACCTATATCGCCTAATAGAATCCATGTAGTTCCTACTTTTTTCCAGTATGTCATTTTAACTGTTGCAGTAACTACTGCGAAATCACCAGATGATCCAAATGTATTAACTGGTGCAGCGTAGCCTGATGAATTCATCAGTTCTAGATTTCCTGTGCCAGGTTTATCTACTATAACCGCGGGTGTTTTAGCAGTCCAATTTTCTCCATCGAATTCAAATAAGCCAAAATCGGTTGCTGATGTGTCATGCCAAAATGTTCCATTTACCAATACACCAGCAGGCACTTCGGTGGATGCTTCTAATTCTGCTAGATCAATATCTGCACGAATTACATATGCGTTGCTCGAAACACCTAGATACTGGTATGCTGCTAATAGCCCATACTCACTAGTTTCTGATGCCTGTACTACTGAACCACCAACTTCATAAAATTTTGGTTCACCAAAAGTTTCTACTAGTTCACGCTGTGAAGAAACTAGATATGCAACTCCTGCATTTTGTGGTATTGTGCCGGCTGCAATTGATGAGCCTGAGCCGTCCATTTTGTTTGATGCTGTTGCTACTACAACAAGCGGTAGGGTACCTTGTGTAGCGGATGCATATTGTGATTCATCCGTTACCATTACTGATACGCCTGGGGATACTAATGTCGCCATTCTGTTTCTCCTTATAAAAACATATTTGTTTACTAAAAGTATTTATTAAAAACCACAAAAAATACGCAGTTTTGAATTAACTACATAGACAATTATTTTACAAAGTGAATATATAAAGAAACTATTAAGAGATGTATTTCATTAATTGATCTAAGTTGAATTTTAATTCTGATAGGTCTCCATTATTATCAATGGTATAATCAGCCATCCACTGTTCAAGACTCATACTATCCTTAGACTCTGGAGGCAAGTGCATACTTCGATCAACCCAAATAGCATAATCAAATACACCAGTATTTCTCATTGCAAAAAATTCACGCTTGTTTCGCAGCCCACAATAGATATCGTAAGAAGCAAACATTTCTCTACCAAGTTTTGCTGCATCAGGAACATTATAATCGCAAATAGCGTTATACCATTCTTCTCGGTGACTATGCCTATCTGCGTAACATTCTTCTTCGCAAGTATACCCATACTTGTCTTTTAAATTATTATAAATGAATAGTTTTGAACAAAATTGAGAACTGCTTTCAAACGAATAACCATAATCATCACGTAAAAATTCACACACAGTATCTTTCCCGTGTCTGCCGTGACCAATGACCAGCAATGTAGGCTTACTCATACTATATTCCTCTAGATTCGTTGTATGGACTAATATAGCATTGAATTAATAGATT